ATAGGAATGTTATGTGGATTAGCTCTTCATTGGGCTGTATGTAAATATGGTGGTTGCTTAAATGGATGCGACTGCACTGAATGGAAAGGTTTAAAATAATGCCAAAACTAGATTTAGTAACAAACATAATTGATAAAGTAGCTGGTCACGTAGATAAGTTTACTTTAGACAAACAAGAGAAAGCTGAATTAATTGCAGAAATTAACAAAGCTCAAATGGAAGTAAATAAAGTAGAAGCTGGACATACGTCTATGTTTGTAGCGGGCTGGAGGCCCTTTACTGGCTGGATTTGTGCTTCAGCTATGGCATATCATTATATATTACAACCTTTATTAACATTTGTTTTATATAGTTTTGGTAACGAAATAATATTGCCAACATTTGATATGGGAACTTTAACAACAGTATTACTTGGGATGCTCGGTCTCGGAGGAATGCGTAGCTTTGAAAAGGTGAAAAGAAGTGCCTAAACAGTCATTTCCAATTAATTCTTTTGATAAGGGTTTAAACAATAAAGACTCTGCAAGAGACCTAGAAGAAGGGTTTTTAGCTGAAGCTACCAATGTTGATATTTCAGAAAAAGGAAAAGTTATTTGTTTAGGAACCTTTGGAGCCCTTGGAACAGCGACAGATGTAGCAGACGGTAGTTTATCTGCACACCAATCAGGGTATGGTTTGTTTAAATTTAGAGCTGATATTGTACCTACTGGTGGAGGCACAGGTGGAGAATATCTTGCATATACTGATGGAGCTGGTATTGTTAAAATGAATACAGCAGCTGAAATGGTTCAATTTGATAGTGCGGACTTGGGAAGCGACAGCGATTGTAAACCAGTATATTATTATGCAGATGGAGGTTTACGAATATCAGATTCAGACCACGGAAATACGAATAATAAAACTATAGCAATACAAAGAATTTCTAGAGCTTCGGATATGTATAGTGCTGTTTCTGACCAGATGAAGAAATATACTGGAACATTTGCTGCTCCAGCTGATGGAGAAATTGATGCTTTAAGTTCTCCAACAGACCCAGCAAGTGGAGTAGAAGAAGGAACAGACCCTACCAGTGATATTAAAGTTGAAATCGTTTCAAGTAGCAGTAAAGAAGATGGTTTGTGGGCTGCTGCTGAATATAATATCGGTTTAAGTTATGTATATTACGGAGAACAAGAATCTAAAATATCTGATGTATTAGGAAACATTACTTTAGCTGATGCACAATATCCTATTGTTAGTGTTTCTGTTGGAGATGGAGATATATCAACAACAGCAGGAGGAGCTTTTGTTCAAGGAATGAGAATTTATCTTAAAGACATAAACGATTCTGAAGCAGAACATACTTTATTATTAGATATAGATTTTGAACAGAAGGGTTCTAGAAAATCTTTAGCAGACTCTTTTAATGCTATGAATGATAAATCAGGCGCTGGTTCTAATCATTGGGTTACAAATGATGCTTCTCACGCAAGTGCAACAACGAGTGCTTCATATGCTTATGCAATTAAATCTCCTGGTTTAGATACTTATTCTACTATAAATGGATACAGTCCAGATGAACAAGAAATTTCTTTTAATGGAAATGCATCATATAAATATAAAACAGCAGAGGTTGCGAATCAAAGAGTTTTTGTTGGCAATGTAAGGTATTTAGACAATGATGCAACTCTTAAATCTATGGGAGATAGAATACAATATACTCCTGTTAGAAAATATGACTTATTTCCTCAAAGCTATTATTTAGATTTAGGAACAAACGATGGAGATGAGATTGTTAAGATATTATATTTCAGTCCATATTTATTTGTTTTTAAGAAAAATAAATTAACTGTAATTAATTTAGAATCTGGTTCTGATGCTGGTTGGTATGTAGAAAAAGAATACGAAGGAAGAGGAATTAGTAATCCTGGAGCAGTAACTAAAGCTCCCCAAGGATTAATGTGGGCAAATGAAAATGGATTATTTTCTTGGCAAATGCATAAAGAAGGAACAACTAAAACTGAAACAACTTTTGAAGACGTTGGAAATATATCTTCGATAATAAAAGATTCTACTTGGCAGTCAAAGATTGATGCTGATTATGTTCAAGTTGGATATATACCAAAGGAAGATAAAATTATTATAGTTGGAAGTGCAAATGCTTTAAGTGGTGACGACCCAGCTTTATCTGGTTATATGTATGATATCAATACGAAATCTCTTGTAAATATAGATACAAGTAGCGTGTTAATTGATAAACATATATCTAATTTTGTTATATTAAACGAAGAATTGGTAACTTTTAGAGACATAGATGGTGATGACGGAGACGTTTATAGGTGGATACCAGCTCCAGCAGCACAAACAATAGATATTAAAACAAAAGAATTAACATTTGATAAACCTTCTGTAGATAAAAGATTTTATTCTGTTTTTGCTACATATGAAGATGGAAATAGCGCAGTATTAACAGCAGGATTAGACGGAGCAAGTCCTTCTGATATATTTACAGATACTGGAAATACTAATGCATTAAATGCAACATCTATGGGAACAGAGGAGTTTCTTATATCTTCTGGAAATAGAGGAGGTAAATCTATACAATTTAGAATTAATGGAAGTGCAAGTAGCACATTTGAATTACAAGATTTGTCTGTAATACTTAGGGCAAAAGGAGAAAGATAATGTCTTTAATAAGAGGAAGAACTAAAGCTGGTACAAGCAAAATTCTTAAAAAAGGAGCTGTTGCTTCAAGTGATATGAAAAATGGAGAAGAGGTTTTACAATATCACAATGGAAGATTAAAGATTATAAGAAAAGAATTTGGTAAAATATTTGAATTAGAGTTTAGCAGCCCAGAACAAAAAGAATTAAAAACATTTGCAAAACACTCTGACGTTAAAATGCCTCAAAGAGATGCAGTAAAAATTTTAAATGACGGAGTTAGGGTTGGAGCTGGCTCTGGAAAGAAATTATTTGTAAAATTAGCAGAAGACGGAGACTCGGTTGGAAGTGGAGAAACTCAAATTATTACAACTGGTATCAACGCAGGAAAGATATTAATACCATAATGAATAAAGTTATTGACATAGACGACAAAACTTTAGTATTTTATACTGGTGAAGTACATACAAATTATATTTGTAATATTTTTGCTTTTAATGACAGGAGACACAATGAGCGTAAATAATAATCAAATAAAAGCATTAATAAAAGATGTTTGCGTTCAGTTAGGAGAAAAATATGCGAAAGAAGAAGCTTTGGATATTGTCTACGCAACTGGACTTGTGGAAAGCAAGTACGAATACATTGAACAAATTGGAACAGGCCCTGCAAGAAGTTTCTGGCAAGTTGAACCGCAGACAGCTGTGGACAACTGCAAAAACTTTATATCAGCTCGCCCTGAACTTATGCAAAGGGCTGCAGATATTCTTAACATTGACCCTTATCACTTTATTGACCCTCAGCTTGATAATTGGGACTGGATTCTTCGTACTAATATTGCCGCTGGTGTCTTGCATTGTAGAATTAAGTACTGGCGCGTACCAGAGCCTATTGAAAATAGCAAAGAAGGGTTAGCAAAATATTGGAAAGAACACTACAACACAGAAGAAGGTGCTGGAAGTGTTGAACATTTTTTACATTTAACAGAAGGAAAATTATAATGTCAAGTTTTAGAAGAAGTTTAAGAAGGCTTGCTCAAGAGCAAGATATGGCAAACAGAATGTCCAAATATGATTTGGGAAGAGAAGTATCTATAGAAAAAGGAGATATTGACGAAGGAAGAAGTCAGTATACATCAGATTACCACGCCTGGCAAAATGCTCAAGCGAAGGCTCAAGCAAGAAAAAGTAAAAGAAATTTGTGGGGTACCTTATTAGGTATAGGATTAAATTTTGTTCCTGGTATTGGCCCTATGGCTAAAGTCGCAGGAAAACCTATTCTAACTGCACTTGCAAAAGCAGCTCCAGGTATGATTGGAGGAGCTCTTGGAGGATATTCTTCATCAAGAGTAGATATGCCTGGTTTTCAAAGTAACGTAAATGTTCCAGAAGGAAGATTCCATAGTCAAGCAAGAAAAGATTTAAGCAGAGATATATTAGATACAATACAATTTGTTGATACAGCAAATGAAGGACAAAGTTTATTAGATTGGACAAATGCCCTTGGGTCTATGCAAACTGCTAGCCAATTTGGTGGTTTATTTGGAGATGATGAAAGTATATTTTCTGGGTATGGTGATGATACTTCAGGAGTCAGTGACCCAACATCTTTTAGAAGCAGACCAGGTTACCAACACCAACCAGGGAGACCAAGCTAATGAGTTATTACGACGATATACTGAAAAAGATGCAAACAGGGTTATTTAACCCAAGGAATCCAAAATCTCAATTCTCAAATCCTAAACCTGGAGGATTCGGTACTATGGGCGGAGGATTCGGTCAATGGGGCGGAGGCACTGGTGGAGGAACTGGTGGAGGAAAAGACGATACAGCTTTTGGTGGTCCTAAAGGGACATCTACTGGAGGCCCTGTAACTGGTCAACCTGGCGGTGGTCAACCTGACCCTAATGTATATTCAGGCTCTGGTGTTTATGGAACTCAATTTTCATCTTTAAGCGACTTATTAGTAAGCTTGGGATACAATATGCAAGATTTAACCAACCCTGGAGCAAGATACGGATTTGGAGACGACACTGAATACGGTGAATTATTTGGACCAGATTTTGATGCTTCTGGATTTGCTGAAAGTTTATCTGCTTTACAAGGATTAGAAAGAGGAATGTTTAGAGATGTTTCTTCGCAATACTCTTCACAATTAGGAGGTATGCAAGATAAATTACAATCTGATATAACAAAACTATGGGCGGAAGCAAGTGTAAGAGGTATGGTTGGAGGAAATGTTAATAGACAAATAGAAGATTTAAGACAATTTGGAGAAGGAGCATTTGAAGAGTTGGGACAAAAAACTCAACAAAGATATAGAAATATAAGAGAAGATATTGGAGACCAAACTGGTATGTTAGAAGGAACGCTTTTTGATTTCTTAACAAACGCGTCTAACAGAGCTCTTGACATTCAGTTGCAAGACCCTACTGGAGGGTCAGGTACAGGAGGAGAAACTTCTAATACCTGGTCTTCTATTCCTAGAGGAAACTCAATGACAGAATCACAATTAAGTGACTATTCAGGATTTTTTAGTGACCTTACTAATGGAAGTGCAGCTTGGGCTGAATTTATAAGAACAGCACACACTAATCTTACTTCTCAACATTTAGCTGCTTTAGCAAATTCAATATATGACCAATATCAAAATCAAGAAGAAAGCGGAGGAAACTAATGGCTAGAGATACTTTAATTCCAAGAACGCGTGGAGACATAGCAATTGACAAACTTTTAAATCAAACTCTTCCTAGGATTCTTGAGAACCAACAAAGAAGACAAGATAGGCAGCAAAATAGACAGGACACGTTAGATGCTATAGAAAGAGAAAAAGAGAGATGGAAATTTTCGAAAGAACAAACTGCAATAGAGAATGCAAGAGCTGATGAAAAATCATTAATAACTAAATTAGATTCATTTTCTAAAGTTGCTTATGAATCAGCTGCTGTTGGTAAATTTAAATTAGGTGCAGCACAACTTCAAGGAGCAAAAGACTATTTTGAAAAAAATCACCCTGGTTTTGATTTAAGTCCATATAATATAGATGCATCAATAGAAGAATTTAACACAACAGGTTCAGCTAGAAATTCTTTTGAACAAGATTATGAAAAACTATTGACTGAAAACCCTCAAGACGATGGTTCTGCTTTTTTAAAAATGCAAAAGACATATAACTTATATAATCTAACTCAACAAAAAAAGTTTGATGATAGAGTTGAAACTTTAAGCGACTCTAGTTCTCTTTGGAATTTTAGAGTAGACGATGCTCATCAACAAGGTGCAATCGACAAGATTTATACAGGGTATTATGATGCAAAAGGAACTCTAGGTTTTAGCAATTTAAAGGATAGCGTCCAAAAAACACTTATTGAAAATCTAGCAAGTGATGTTGGTACAGATACTTGGATTAAGATGACAACTTCTCAAAAAAATCAAGCAGTAGAACAAGAATATTACAAAAATACTAGTTATGTTGAAGCAGACCAAATGAAAGCTAAAGCATATCTACAAGAAAGCTTCAAGGATTGGTCTAAAGAAGAAATTAGAGACTATATGAATAGGGATGATGTAACAGACTTAAAGAAAAGAGAGCTTGTTGAGGCTCTTAGATGGGGTTATTCTTATGGATATGGATATAACAATTTGGTTGAGGATGGAGTAAATGAAGATGGTTCTCCTAAATACGAAAAAGATAAAGATGGTATGCTTAAAAGAGTTTTAGATTTAAATAACGAAGACTCTTTAGATTGGCACGTACATAATAGAGGAGTTCCTAAAGAATGGCTAACTCAAGAATCTTTAGACTCTTGGAGAAAGAAAAAAAGAGAAGAAATACAAGCGGGAGAATTTATTCCTGAAGACCAGAGAGACTATGTAGAATTCTGGAAAGAGAATACAATTGTTGATACTAAAAACGCTTCTCTTGAAGAAATAGAAAAAGCTAAAAAAAATCTTAAAGAGCAATGGAAAACCTCAGGGAGTAAGATGATTGCTAGTGATTCTGATAGAAAAAAATATAAATCATTAATGAGAGACTATAATGCCGAGTTAAGTCTTGCCAATACACCAGGAAGCGCTAGAGACAAAGAGGCTTATAAAAATTGGTTTAAGGGACTAAAACCTAGAAGACAAGAAGCATTATTGAGAAGATGGGGAAGTTTTGAAAAATATTATCAAGGACAGCTTCCAGGTAGAAAGAAAGCAAGATTTCCAGAAGAAGTAAGCGGACCTGGAAGAATGAGGTAATTATGCCAGAATATAGGCCAGATTATGAGTATTTCAACCAAGCTTCTTTTCCTGAACAAAGAACTTCTATATCAGGATATAGACCTGATGGAGAATATTTTTCAAGCGGGTTGAATAACTTTTACCTTGAAGGTGACAAAGATAACACAATATCAGAAGAAGATGATAGAAGCGCCTTTTGGGATTCAATGCCTTATATTTATAAAAAGGCATATAATGATTCTATAGGAGGTATGGCTAGAGAGATAATGACTGGTAAAAAATATTATGACCTAGCTGATGCTCCTGCAGCTCCAATGAAAGATTTAGCAGCTGCAATATTGTCTTTTGTAGCATCTAAAGAAGATTTAGCTTTAATGGCTGCATCATATGGTGTTGGTAATCTAGCTGCAAAAGGTGCTATGAAGGGAGCCTCTAGATTAGCTCTTGGGGCTGGAAAGGCCGCAGACGCAGCTCCTATTAACAGGGCAGCTGCAGTATTAGTAAAAAGAACTAATATAGGAAAAAATTTAAGCAAAAAAGAAAGATTCGAAATGGCAAAAGGTATAGTTTCTGATACCATTCAAACTGGATTCATACAAGGTTCAATGCTGGGAGTTCACGACGGCCTTTATTATGGAGCTATAGAAGCTAGAAATAAAGCATTGGCTACAGACTATAATCTTGAAAAATTAGAAGGTAAAAGCTGGGCTGAAGCATTCGGTATGATAATGAAAGATATAGATGCTTCAAAAGGACTTGCTGGTGGATTTTTAGGACTTGCTGGTGGAACTTCGAGAACGATGAGATTTACTAAAGCTGGAAAAATTGTTGGTAAATCAGGTTTACCTTGGGAGATTGGAACTTTTACTGCTGGCGCCCCAATTCTTTATGAAGGAAGAGCTCCAGGGCCTACAGATTTTGCAATAGGAGCTGGGATTATATCTGCATTAAAAATTCCTCCAGCAATGAGAAAAAGATATAAAGCTAAAATCAAAGAAAGAATGACAGATGAAGTAGATACAAATCCAGACGCAAGAGCTGCGATAATTGAAGATATTAAAAAATCTAGTTCCACTCCTGTTTTATGGGAACAAATTATGCCTGTAGCAACAGCAACTGGAAGAGGAACTACAATTAAGGGAACACAAATTAAACCAGTAACCAGAAAAACTCCAGATGGAAAAGAGTATCAAGGCATTGTATTAGACACCAAAACAACTGTTATTGCCAATAATAAACAAATAAAGATGACATCAACTATTGTTGAAGGAAGTCTAAAGAAGACTAAAAAGGGATATACAATGGATATCCAGGTTCAAAGTGGGCCAGGAGGAAAGGGAACCTACAGGTTAAATGAGACAAATACTAATAAATTCTTTGACTTTATGATTGACAATGAACACGATTGGACATTTATAAACAAAGCAATGATAGCTTTAAAAGGAGGTGGAAATAAAGTTCCTCCTCTTTATGCTAAAGTATATAGAGATAACATTATAAGAAATCAAAGAGAGAAAGCTATTAACGGACAGAGTTACGGTTCAGGTAAGACCAAAATTCAATATAATAAAAAAGATTGGGAAAATGCAGTACAGGATATGTTGAATGATATAGAGTTGGCAAAAGGAAATAAAGTGAAAAAAGGTCAACCTAAACATAAATTCCAGAGAATGTTAGATGAAGGAAGGGCTGATGAAATCACAATTGATATGATGACACCTAATGAAAGATGGGCTATTGCAAACAAATTAAATAATCAAGTTACTATTAGAAATTATGTAAATGTAAATAGTGCTGTTTATAATACTGGATTTATGTATCAAACTGCAAGCTGGGGAACAAAAGGTGTATTTTCAAGAGTAATGGGAGCATTTCAACCTTTCTATCAGCAATTACAAAGTCCTTATGCAAGAAAGCTTGTAAGACTTATAGAGAGAACAAAGTCTGGAGTTCAGCAAAAAATGCAGGAAAGATTTATTGATTTGAAAAATGTTTTTGATGCGGGTAAAATAGGATATGCTAAAGGAAAATATTCAAAACAAACAAAAACTTGGTATGATGAATATATTGACGGAGAAACAAAAGGTGGAGTAGACCCAGAAATTTCAGCATTTAAAGACTACAAAGCAATAAGAGTACAAAATGCAGCATTGAGAAAAGAAGGGACGGACATAACTAAAGAAGTTAACGGTTATGTTACATTAAAAAATAGACTAGAAAAAGAAAGAACAAAAGCTTTAAGACTTGGAAACAAAGACGAAGTAGATAGAATAAATTTAAGACTTAAATTTATCAGAAGAATTAAAAATAGAATAACAAACCCAATATATAAAGATGCACAAGGTGCTGGACTTAGACTGGCTCCTTTTGA